ATTATGAAGGCTGGAAAGCAGATGGAGCTGGTGAGTTTAGAATATCTGACACAACAACAACGGCTAATTTTACTTTAAAATCTTCTAGACCTAATATTGAAGACTATGTTTTGTTAAATGGTTTTCTTCCTTCAACAAAGCAAATAGCTTTTGGCCAAACTGGTTCTGGATATAAAACAGCAGTAGTTGCTGGCTCAAGAGCTTTTGTTGCAAATGTAAAGTATGATGAAGGGGGTATTGGTTCTACTTCACAAAACACATCATTTGAACATTTTGGAGACCGTATAATGTTTAGTGAGATAGACAAGTATGATACTTTTCCAGCTCTAAATAAATTAGATGTTACCAAAGGAGATGGAGAAGACTATAGTTGCTTAGCTTACTATGCAGATAGATTGCTTGCATTTAAGCAAAGAACTTTGCAGATATTAAACATAGCTTCAGTATCTCCTGCTGGTTGGTTCTTAGAGCAAACAGTTCCATATGCAGGTGTGCAGTTTCCTTACTCTGTTTGTAATACAGAATATGGAATATTATTTGCTAATAATAATGGTGCATATTTATTTGATGGTTCTTCTGTTGCTAATTTAACTGAAGGAAAGATAGCAGACACAGGTCAAACACTTATATCTGGAGTAGGATGGTCAAACTTTTCTAACGCTGTTGTAGGATATATACCAGAAACAAAACAAGCTATATTTATAGATAAAGCTTTAGATGCTGAAGATGCTTTTTATTACGACTTTAGATATAAAAGCTGGTACTTTGGTAAAGATGC